AGCAAACATTGTTCGATGGTTGCCAGGACATCCATCGGTGATGTCAGACATCACTCCGAGTAGTGAGTTCATTCAATTCATTCGCGACTACAAACCTACTGATATTCCAGCGCTCAGCATCATTTCTACTGGCGGTCATTTGAAGACTACCCCAGAACCAAATGACAGCGTAGTCACACTCTCAAGTCAGCGCGCTCTTCGCTTCGGCAAGAAGGCAGAAGTAAAAGCATCGCACTTCGAAGTGCTTATGCACGAAAAGACAGTTGACCTTATTCGCAACCACGTGTTTGGAGAACAAGAATGATTAGAACCAGAAAACAAGATGTAGCACCAGAAGTATTCACTGAGACTCCAAAGGCAGAGGTTCATCAGTGGACAGCAAGCCGCATTCAAGAGATGCGCAGTTGTTTAGATAATCCTGAGTACTTCATCAAGCATTATCTGTTCACTCCAAATAAGACTCAGGAAAACTTGATTCGATCATTCAATCAAGAGCGAGTAGTGATGCGGGCTGTTGATCGCGGTGTTGGCACTACATCTGCTGGCTTAGCATATGTGCTGTGGCAATCGCTATTCAACTTTGACAAAGCATCTATTGTTGTTGCGCAATCGCATATGACGTTAACAGATATGAATAAGAAGCTTCGAGAAATGCTAAACACACTTCCGCAATGGATGCAGATGCCTCTGACATATATGCGACGCGATTACCTTGAATTTGATAATGGGTCAAGAATCCGATTTGAAGTCGCGTCTGGACATACCGCGCGCGGATGCTCATATAACTTAATGTTTATTGACAACGCCTTTTGTATAGGCGATCCAAATGCCGACTATCTTCGAACTGTGATAATGCCAATGGCGGCGGTATCAAGTGCGTCGAAGGTTTTTCATATTGTTGCTAAATGAAAAATCCACAACTAAAGAGTGCGTACGCGACAGACGAATACACCCCTGGAATGATCCAGGAATTGGCACGCTGTAAGAAAGACCCGATCTACTTTATGCGAACATACATTCGCATTCAGCACCCAACTCGCGGAACAATCCCATTTGCGCTGTTTGAATATCAGGAAAAGTTCGTGCGACATATGCACGAAAATCGATTCACAATCACTTTACAACCTCGTCAGTGCGGTAAGACCTTAACGGTCGCTATGTATCTTTTGTGGTACGCGCTGTTCACTGAAGACGTGACTGTGTTGATCGCTTCAAAGAATCAGAGTCACGCGCTTGAAATCGCTGCTCGAGTTCGCTTCGCATATGAAGAACTTCCAAGTTGGATTAAAGCGGGATTGAAATACTACAACCGTCACAACATCGAATTTGACAATGGTTCACGTATTGTTTCAGAAGCGACAACTGAAAAAACCGGTCGTGGTCTTTCGATTTCGAAACTGTATCTTGACGAGTTGGCGTTTATTAACCCGCGCATTCAAGAGTTGATGTGGGCATCGTTGGCACCTACGCTGTCAACAGGCGGTTCAGCGATTATCAGTTCGACCCCAAACGGCGATACAGAGTTGTATGCTCAGTTGTGGCGCCGCGCTATGTCCGGAACTCAAGATGCTGCTGGAACAAACTTTGTTCCGTTCCAGGTTCATTGGCGCGACCACCCAGAGCGTGATGACAGTTACTGGGACACGATGGTGAACATGCTTGGTCTGCTGAAAACTCGACAAGAAGTAGGGTGCCTTGTTGGCACCACTGAAATTACTACTCGAAATAAATTAACTGGGATAATTAAGAAAGAATCTATAGAAGATGTCGCTAAAGAACTCCTCTCTAACTCACAAGACACATTATCGAACGATCTGGATTCGAGCAAATGGGAAGATTCCGCGCGACGCAGACAATCGATCGTTCGAGATTCATCACATCAACGGGGACCACAACGACGACCGCTTGGAAAATCTGGAATGTATCTCGGCACAAGAACATTTCGAGAAACATCTATCAATGGGGGATCCTTTTGGAGCAATGCTGATCGCCAAGAGATTACAAAAAACTCCAGCAGAACTAAGCGCAATTCAGACTGGTGGAAAACGATCGCCAGAGACTTGTCGAAAAATATCAATGATCAAAAAGGAACAGTTCGCAGCAGGGTTAAAACCTTCAATGAAGGGTCAATCGCATTCGGCGGAGACCAAGGAGAATTGGGGCAAATCTCGACGTGGGAAAAGACACTCATCAAAACTCTGTCTAGAGCAGGTAGAAATGATGCGCTCGATACTTCAGGAGAGACCAGAAGTATCGAAGGGTCGAAGGGACTCTACCTACGAATGGCGTCTAGCAAAAGATCTCGCCCCGCGATTCAACCTATCAGCACAGGCAATATTCAAAGTGCTAACGAATCAAAGTTGGTATTTTTAATCCCAAATACAATACTTGAAATCCTAACACCGACTGGGTTTCAAGATTTTGATGGTGTTAGGATTTCAAGAAAGCAACGAACACTCAAAATTGAAACTTCGACCACTAAAGTCGAATGTTCTGATGACCATCTTTTTGGAAATGTAGTAGCATCAACATTAAGAATTGGGGATCTAATCCAACCTGGCGAAAGCGTGATAAACATTTCCGAGGGTGGCAGCGCGTTAGTATATGACCCGGTGAATGTGAAGGATGGACATCAATATCTTTCAAATGGATTGATCTCACACAACTGCGAATTCCTTTCATCTGACGCGATGCTGATCAGTTCAATGAAACTACAGCAGATTCGGGAGACCGCGCCGATCTTTGAGGACATGGGATTCAGATTCTGGGTTCAACCAGAATCATTAGGCGGCGCAGGCAAGACCTATCTCGTGTCAATCGATCCGGCAACAGGCAATGCCAAGGACTATAGTGTCATCGAAGTCTTTGATTTCCCTGGTCTGAATCAGATTGCCGAGTGGCGAAGTAATGAGATCAATATCCCGCTGCTTTATGCTAAGGTCAAATGGTTGCTGAACAAACTTACAGAACCTATCGGGCGAGGACGAGCAGAAGTTCTTTGGACATTTGAACGAAATGGTATCGGCGAAGCGATGTGCGCCCTCTATGTAAGTGATGAGCGACAACCTGAGTTTGCTGAACTCTACAGCGATGCGCCTGGCAAATATGGTGTGTACACAACCGGCAAGACAAAGATTGTATCTTGTCTCCAGTTGAAGACCCTTATCGAGAAGGTGAACAACGGGATGAAATTGAACTCAGATATTCTCTTGTTCGAACTAAAGAACTTTATCGCTCGCGGTGGAAGTTACGAAGCGAAAACAGGATCTACTGATGACTGTGTGATGGCGACTGTTGGCATTACCCGCTTGATCAAACGACTTGCTGAATACAACGACGAGGCATTCAAGCAGGTTAATGAGTATGTTGATCCAAATGAGGTGGTGGATGAGTTTGGTGGTGAACCAGTCCCGTTTGGGATACTGTAATAAATATAGGATTACCTCAAAGAAAACATCACTATGTTACTTGACGATCTCACATTCAACACTGGTTCTGCCTCATATACTGGACCGACATTTCCTGCGAACCCAGTAAAAAGTCAACTGTTCTATATTACGGATCCTCTAACTGAGGGTCTGTATTATTCAGATGGCACAACTTGGATGAAGTTCCTTGATGACGGCGATAATCTCGATGACTACTTGAATGATGTCGGAACTGCTGGCGTATATTACAGCGTGGCAACAGATTCAAAAGGGCGAGTAGTCGGTGGATCCGCTACACAACCAACAGCACCTGCCTTATCAACTGCGCGAACGATCTCGATCTCTGGTGGCGCAAGTGGCGCGACGTTATTTGACGGCAGCGCGAATGCGAACATCGCATTGACAATTCAAAGTCTAGATTTTTCTGCTATCACTTCAGGTAAACCTACGACACTCGCTGGATACGGTATCACTGATGGTATCCTCTCATCCAAGATCGGTGCGGTTAACGGTGTCGCATCATTAGATTCAACTGGCAAAGTTCCAGTTGCTCAATTGCCGGCAATCTCAATCTCTGATTCGTTTGTAGTCGCATCACAAGCAGCAATGCTGGCGTTGACAGCACAGACAGGCGACATCGCGATTCGGACTGATCTGAGCAAGACATTTATTCTCAAAGGCACCTCATCTTCTACTCTTGCTGATTGGCAAGAGTTGGCAACGCCTACTGATGCCGTTCAATCTGTCAACGGTCTTACGGGAGTTGTAACTCTGGCAACTGTTCCAAATGTTAGCGGTATCGTTGCCGTGGCAAATGGCGGCACTGGAGCATCTACAGCAGCGCTGGCACGAGTTGGACTTGGTGCTGCCGCATCTGGAAATAACATCGACATTCTGACGATGAACGGACCTGACATCGGCGCGGCAACTGCGGCAACACCAACTGCCGGAGACAATAGCACACGAGTTGCTACAACGGCATTCGTTGCGGCGAATGGCGGTGTGCCTGCTGGAAGTGTCATTCACGTGCTGATGTCAACACCGCCAACAGGATATTTGAAGGCGAATGGCGCCGCTGTCTCTAGAACTACCTATGCCGCCCTGTTCGCCGCCATTGGGACTTCTTTTGGTATCGGCAATGGAACTACAACATTCAATCTTCCCGATCTCCGTGGTGAGTTTATTCGTTCCTGGGATGATGGCAGAGGTGTTGATGCCGGTCGAGGAATTGGAATGGCACAGGCAGATGAATTGAAGAG